TTTTTGCCTTATGGCTGCCATAATCGACGCCACACTCAAAAGCGCAACAGCCAACAGCTATGTGACGTTGGCAGAAGCAGACGCGTATTTTGAAACCGTTCCAAGCTCAACGCAATGGGACAACAAGTCAGACGACAACAAAAACCGTTCATTGATCTCAGCAACCCGCTGGATCGACACATTGAATTTTTACGGTGATCGTTGCGATGCAGACCAAGCTCTGAGCTGGCCACGCAATAATTACCACGTTGATCGCGTTGAGTTAACTTGCAGTGCCATCCCGGCAGACATTAAGTACGCTGCATTTGAGCTGGCGCGTGCACTAGCAAATGACACGGACTCGATTACAGGGACTACCGGCGATACGGGGTTATACGAACAGGTCAAGCTCGGAGAACTCGAAGTCAAGTACAACACTTCTAGTCAGGCTACTGGAACTGTCAATAACGTATTCGACGTTTACCCTTGGCTGCAGTCTTATCTTGGTGCTTATTGTCTTGGAGGCTCTGGCTCTTATCAAGTTCGTACTGTGAGGGGTTGAGATGCCAGGAGCACTAGACAGTTTATTCAAAAGTGTTGCCAAATCAGTTGTCGCTGATCTGGGCAAATCCCTCGATACAACAATCACTTACACGCGCAAGGCATCGCCAACATATAACACCAGCACTGGTGCGTTGACGACGACTGACTCGGCTTACTCTTTTGACGCACCAATCGAATTTGTCGATTCTGAAGAAGAAGAGGGCCGCGAAGAGCGCAAAGCTAAGCTCTACATAACACCAGACCTTATAGGCGATAATCAACCCACAGTTGAGGACACGATCACCCTTAAATACGCGGGCTCCAACCGCGTTGCACAGATTACAGACATTCGCACGTATAAAGGCGATCAAGAGTACCTGTTTATTATTCAGGTGAGGTTCTAATGGCGGGCCGCAAAAAAGGTATTGGACAAATCGTTTCTGACCTGGAACGTCAACTTAACGACGACTACAACGCTTTAATTCAGCTTACGGTCGAAGGTCTAGGTACCAAAGAAAACAGTCCTGTAGACACTGGCTTTTTTGCGTCCAGCTGGAAAGCATCGACGCAAAAGATCCGAGCTGAGGATAAGCGTGAAGAGCACGCCCCATGGTCAAGGATCTATGAGACTCGCGCACCCGGCGGAGCAACTACTTGGAGCAGTATTGGTAACCAATGGGTGCACACAGATAAAAAACCAATAGGAGGTCAAATCACGCCGCGTTTTAAGGTTCCGGAGTTTAATTACAAGCGTCAGCCAACTGTGTATATCGGCAACACCGCTGAATACGCAGGCTATGCGCTTGAATCACCAAAAGTAGCAAACTTTATCCAAGGCGAAATGCGCTCGTTGGTCCAACAAACGTTTAAGGAAAAAGCGCCTGGTCGTATTTTTGCTAGAACCGGATCCAGTACCAGTGTGTTTGGCTCATACACCAGGCTCTAAACTATGACACTTGTAAACGCCCGCGCTGCTTTTGAAAAAGCAGTAACTGACGCTGTTTCAGCTGCTGACGCCACAGTAGTGATGGTGTACGACAACGTGCGATACACCACACCCGGAAAGACTAAAAAATACATTTTGATGACCATAAATTTCAACCGCTCCACTCTTCAAAACCAGGGTGCCGCACAGGATTACTACTCTGGGGTTATCCAATGCAACGTTTACGTGCCCAAATCCGCTGGTACGTCTGTCTTGTCTTCTATCAGCGAAGCAGTTATTGACGGACTTACCTCTGTCAACGCCTCGGGTTATAGCGATACTTTTAGTGTTGCTCCACGTGTATCCGACGTTTCAGGCCCAACTCCGTTGGAGTTAGAAGACCGTTCGCATTTTGTTGGCCTTATCTCCTGTCAATTCACAGCAGTTGTGTAGTATATTCGGGTAAATGCTACTACTGTATGCGTGCTTCTGAGTTACTCCGTAATAAGTTTGGCGTCAGTCAGCTATACAAGCATGAAGTCAAAGATGGCGACGAAACTGCACTAGAGATATACTGGCACCCTCTTACTATTGCCGAACGCGAGGCTATCCAGAAAAAAGCGGGCTCTGACGACGCCAACGATTTTGCGCTTGGAATGCTGATTGAAAAAGCACTTGACGCGGATGGCAAGCGCCTATTCCAGGACGGCGAAAAAGCAGTGCTTAAAAACGCTGTCGAAGCTGCGGTTCTACAGGATATCCAGCTAGCCATGCTGTCTTCCGGAGCCGAAAACAAGGTGGAGGACGCGAAAGCAACCTTGAAAAGCTAATAGCGACTGGTACTTCATCTTTTTCCTTGCCAAGGAGCTAGGAACCACAGTCGCTCAGCTCACTAAGCATCTGACACAAGAAGAGTTAATAGGTTGGGCCGCTTACTTTGAGCTGTATAACGAGCAACAGGATAAAGCTGTCCAAAACGCAAAGACCGGTGCCAGAGCACGATCAACGGGCACACGGTAGACTGGACCGTAATACTCCACGTGCTTCGCTGTGGCTAATTACAACGTAGACATTGAAGTTGCTCTTAATGGAGCCAAGAAGATAAAAAGTTTTGAAGATAATATTAACCGGCTTAACCAAGAATTAGATGAGCTAAACAATAAGCAAAAACAGATAAACAAAGGAAATCCTTTTAACGCCGCTGGTGTTAGAAAGTATAGTGCGGCTACTAAGGATGCCGCAAAATCTGTAGGGACATTAGTCCGTAGGAACAAGGAAGCAATAAAGTCTACGGACGCTTTAATAAAAAAGAGTGAGGAAGCAGTACGCAAGAGAGAGAACTTTAGGCAGTTATTTAGAGATGCAGATGAAATAAGAGGGACGATTGGCTCAAGCAGAAGAGCAGGTGTAACTAAGCGAGCGGGCGCTGCTGTGTCGGCAGGTGCATTTCCGCTTCTCTTCGGCGGTGGTCCGGCTATGTCGATTGGTGGTGCTATCGGTGGTGCTGTATCTGGGTCAACGTTTGGGCCACTTTCCATCGGACTGCAGGTTTTTGGTGGAAAGTTAGACGAATTTGCTCAAAATATGAGGTCTTTATCCGACCAATTTGCAGATACTTCTGACGTGTTGGGGGTATTAGAAGGCGCAGGAGTACAGGTTGATAGCTCGCTAAACGCTGTAGTTAACACCCTAAAAGAACAAGGACGTTTTGCTGAAGCGTACAATTTAGAACTAAGAGAACTAGAAAAACGCTTCGGTCCAGGTGCTCAAAATATGCTTGCGGACTACAACGTAGCCAATGAAAGACTAGGTGATGAATTTTCGCGTCTTACCACAGAATTACAGTCTTACGCTATACCTGCGCTAACGCTATTTACAAATATAATTGCTCGTATTGCGAGTGTTATTCCTGACATCCCAGGCATTGTAGGGTTTGGCGTTGGCACGGTCTTAGGCCCAGGTGCCGGATTTGCCACTAAGCAAGCAATGCGAGCGGGTGAGCAAGCCGGGAGCGTCCGAACAAACATGTTTGGCTTTGCGGGAGCAACTAATTCCGATCGAGAAAGGCTGGCAAAACAAAGAGAGCACCAGCTTGAAAAAGAACGAGACAAAGAAGCAAAGATAGAAAAAATAAATAGTAACCAACTAAAGATAGCAAAAGAAAGAAAAAAGGAAACAGCCGATAAACTAAAACTTTTAAGAGCGGAACTAGACCTTAGTGCACAACGAGTCACTATAGGATTAAGCGTAGCTGAGGCTACCAGGGAACAAGAGTTTAATCAGGCACAGGCACGTGTAAGGGGTGAGCAAAGCTTACGAGCACTAACAAAACAACAAACATTAGGCTATCTAAATTTAATAGAGCAAGGGCAAACTACTGCAAGTGAAGATCAACTTTCTATGTTGTTTGGCCAACTTAAAGCAGTAAAGTTTAAAGAAATAGAACAGCAAGCTGAAACGCTAGGCGGTGCACTTAATGAAGCAGGATTTGACTTACAATTTATTACAGAAGAGGTTAAAAGGTACATAAATGTTTTACAGACATTAGCAAAAACCGAGTTTACCGAAAGACTAGCTAACTTTAAAACTATAGATGATGTTTTTGACGACCAAATACAAAAACTAGAGTTTCAAATAAAAGCCGAGGAAGCACTCACCAAAGAAGCAAGACAACGCGCAGAACTAGAGTTATTGATTCTGGGTGTTCGTGAGCAAAACACGCAACTAAAGCCCGCTCAATTAGAGCTTCTGGAGCAAAAAACTACGAAGTTATTTAATCTGCGCAATAAAGAAAACAGTCCTATTAAGTTGTTCTTAGAAGACTCGATCGATGCGTTAAAAGACGTAGAAACAAGAGCAGTACAGGTTGCCCAAGGTATTGGAGACGCTATTGGTAGCTCGCTTGTAAACGGAGCACAGAATTTGATTACTGGTGCGGCGACCGTTAAGGAGGTGTTTGCTGACATGCTGAATAGTGTTGCAAACGTTTTGGCACAGAGTGCGGCCCAAATGATCGCAACTTACATTTCGATTGGAATTGCTAAAGCATTTGCTTTTGGACAATCACCAAGTCCTGCAGGCAGCCAAGGAAATCCGTTTGGTTCAGATGTTGTTGTCCCGGGCCTTGGCGGTTCCGCTGTTGGTGGTGGTCGGATTCCCCTTAATAGTTATGCCGAAGGCGGCTACGTCAACAAGCCAACCAACGCATTAATCGGGGAAGGTGGCGAACCCGAGTATGTCATTCCCGAATCTAAAATGCGTGAAAGCATGGCGCGTTATTCGCGCGGCTCACGCGGCGGCGGCGTGATTCCCTCTAGCAGTGGCGGTGGAGCGGAAAGCAGCGGTGGAGTTGCAGTTGCTGCGCCAATCGATGTTCGCTACACCGTGGAACGTATCAACAGCGTTGATTACGTTACGGCAGATCAGTTCCAGCGTGGTATGCAGCAAGCCGCTACACAAGGTGCTAGAGAAGGTGAGCAACAAACGCTTAAGCGGCTGCAAATG